GCCGTAGCTCTTGGTCGCCTGGCTCTGGAATTCACCGAGCGTTGCCGCGCCGTTGCCAGGCTGGATCAGCTTCAGGTCCTGACCAGGAAACAGGATCGGGATCTGCGAACCGGCGAAGCGCAGCTTGACGCTTTCGTGGTGCTCCATCGCGGCCACGAGGTTTTCCTCGGCGAGGTCGATGACGCCCTTGGCCTCGTCGGCCGGGAGCGAGCCGATGACCTCCAGCGCTTCCTTGTAGTTGGTGTTCGAGACAAGGACCGCGGCGTAGGACGCCTGGAGGATTTGCTGGTGAAGCGCCGTCTCGACGTACTCGGCGCCCATTTTCATCGCCGTCATGACGCTCGCGAACGAGGTTGTGCCGCGCGTCTGTCCGGGGCGGGTCTTCTCGTAAACCAGCATGCCGACCGGGCGGCCCCAGTCGGTCTCGCGGCGCACGAAGCGCGACGCGATCGAGCGGGCACGGCCGGTGCCGACGTCGGCTGGGTGGGCCTCGCGGACGCAGTAGCCGAGCGGCGCACCGAACTCGTCGATAGAGACGCCGCCACGCAGATAGGGCGTGTCAGGCGCACCGGCCGGGTTCATCAGCCGGTCGACATCGACGACCTGAAAGCACGTGCGCCACAGACGGTTCGGGTTCCACTCGGCGACGACAAGGCTGTCGCCGTCGACGAATTCGCGGTCGTGGATCAGCCCCATCATCTGCGTGAAGTCGAGCTGACGGCCAGCGTCGACAAAGAATTGCGTGCCGTGGGCGTAGCTTTCCCAGACCCGCTCCCACTCCTGGCCCCAGCGGATCGCCTCGTCGTGGTCGATGCCGAGATAGCGCCAGTCGGGACGGCACGAGTAGCGCAGGCGGCGGCCGATGACGCCGTTGCGCGATGCGCGCACGGCCTGGACAGCGTAGGGATGATTGCGCTCGAGGTCGCGGGCACGAGAGCGCAGCGTGGCCGCGTCACGCAACACGTCGGCATCGGCCGACAGCAGCGGCGGACGCCACAGGGCGATGTTGCTGTTGGCCTCGCTGGCGCCGGTGAACGACGTGCGGCCATGGCTAGCCGCCATGCGTACGCTTCGGCGCAAGGCACGCGGCGGGACGCTTCGAGCGGGTGCGGACGGCGCGCTTGGAATGGCTTCAACCTGGTTCATGACGGTCAGACCCACGAACGGCCAGCGAAGCGGGCCGGCGGGCCGCGTGTGACGACGGGGGCATCGAGCGGGCCGATCGCGATCAGCGACGGGTCAGCCGCAGCGTCGGGGCACCCGGCGCGGATTTGGTTGTAGTAACCGATCAGCGACTCGATCGGCTGGTCGGCGTAGGCCATGGTCCGGCCGCGCTGAGCGAAGCTCGCCACCTGGCGGCCGAGCATGCGGGCGTCGATCGCGGCCTTCAGGTCGCGCGCCAACTGGTGGCACGGACTGAGCGGCGTCGGCTCAGGCGTTGGCATCGGTTACGGTCCATAGAGACGGTTGGTCAACGCGGCGAGGCGGGCGCGGCGTTCGGCACGGGCCGCCGGCGCTGGCTTCGCCGGGGCTGACGTCTTTGCTTGCGCTGACGCGGCGGTGGCGAAAGCCGTCCCCGCCCGGGCGGGGACGGCCGGTGAAGATGGAACGGGCGTTGCCGCCTTCACAGGTGACTTTGCTACGGCGGCACGTTTCGACGCGCGCGGCGCATCGGCGACGACCGCCGGATCGCCACGCAGCAGGTCGACGCGCAACTGGTGCGCCATCGCCGCTTGCAGACCCTCGCAGTCGAGAAAGTGGTTGTTGCGCGAACGCGGCACCCACGTCGGCTGAGACGACCCGGGCTTCTTGATCCGCGCCTCGGAGACGATCTGCTTGCAGTAGTCGTCGGTCGTGTCTTCCGGCAGATACCACGCACCCGGCGCGTCAGCCTCCCAACGCAGCCGCTCGTGCACCCAGCTTTTGCACCAGTCGGTGTCAAGCCAGAGGAGATCGAGGCCGTACTTCGCGACCTCGGCCTTGCGGTTGACGTCTGGTTTGCCGAGGATGATCGGTTTGTCCTGCGATGCGCGGCCCTTGGTCGGATAGACCCGGCGCGGAAAGCGGCGGCAGAACTGGTAGATGCGGTTGACGGGCAGCGAGAACGGCTTGCCCGGGCGGAACCCTGAGTCGATGAACGTCAGGCGGATCGACAAGTCGCCGATCGGCCGCGTGACGAGCAGCGCAAGCTGGTCCCACACGTCCGTATCGGTCGTGCGGCCCATCAGCTGGCCGGCCTCGATTTTCCAAGACGTTCCGTGGGCGCCCCAGCCCCGGATCGTGTAGTAAAGGCAGGTCGTCTGCACGTCGACAGCCAGAGTCAGAACTTTGACGCCATCGGGAACGGTCAACGACCGGTAGGGCCGCCTCAGCGCGGCAACCTCGTGCCATTCCGGCACTTCGCCACCGCCGGGCGAGAACAGCTCGCCGAAGCCGGTGTTCATCACCGTCTGCAGCTTACTTTGGTCCCCCGACGCCTTGGCCTCGATGTAATCCGAGGCGCGTTCACCGAACGATACGAAGGGCGACGCAAGACCTGACACCCAGAACGTGACGACGTGGCTGTCGGCAGCCGCGCCGTGAACCGTGCCGTCGCTGTCGACGCGCTGCCCTGGCGCCACGTACCGGCCGCGCGCGTTCATTTCAGCCTTGTCGGCGTCGACGGCGATGCCGCCGCAGTGCGGGCACTCGACGTAGGCATCACGCCGGGCCGATGTCGCCGTCGCGCCGTCGGGCCACTTTAGGTTGGCGAAGCGCGGGATGAAAAAGGTTTCGCACTGGAGGCACGGCCACGCCCAGTGGTGCATCGTTCCGGTCTGGAACAGCTGCCAGATCGGGCTCTCGATGTCCTCGGGCGGCATGACGGTCCAGAAGGTGAGCCCCGAGAGGGGGCAGACATAGCAGTCGACGACGCCGAGCTTGGGGCTCGACGTGACGCCGTACTTGCGGTCGCGGAACGTGTGGCCGCGCGCCTTGGCCAGACCGAGCGGGTTGCCCTCGCCCGACACATTGCCGAGCATGCGGTCGAGCTCGTCGATCAGGACGAGACCAGCTCCGGAGCCAGACAGTTGTGTTGCAGAGCCGGCCCAGATCAGGCGGAGCGGAACTCCGCCGATCACCTTGCGAAACTGGCGGCTGCCTTTGCCATGCGCCGCCTTTTTGCGCAGCGTCGCGGCGCCCTCGATCATTTTCGTGACGCGGGGCTCGATCTCGTCGAGCATGAATTGCTGGTTGGGACCGACGAAAATCGCCGGCGTCGGCGACTGGTCAAACCGGTGGCCGAGAACGTCGAGCTGCCCCTCGGTCTTGCCCATCCGCGACCCGCACACGAGACTGACCGTCTCGTACTGCCCCTCGGCGAACGCGTTAGTGAACGGGATCAGGTACGGCGTCAGAGACGGCTCGCGAGGACCTGGCCGGTCATCGCTTTCAGGGTATACGCGATTTTCACGCGCCCATTGGTCTGGCAGGCACCTCTTAGTCGGCGTCGCTAGGGTCGCGGCCCTCTCGAACAGCGTCGCCAGCTTTGAGCAATCGCTTGGCGAGGCCGCCGAGAACGGTATCGATGGCATCCTGTGCGCGACGCCGTAGCGCGACGTCCTCTGTGATGCGGGCCGGGACCGCGGCAAGATCGGTTCGCATCATGCCAACGATGTGCTCGACGGCGGCAACAGCGATCTCGGTTGGGATGAGCCGCTTTTCATTTTCTTCGTTTGCAAGCTCTAGTTTGCGAGCCCGCTCTAACTCGAACCTCTCACGGCTACTGCCCGCGTCCGGCTGCCGAGCATCCATTTCGTATTTCAGCAGCATCGCCTGCACGGCATCCGCCAGCACAAATCGCTTGGAGCGGCCCGTGCCGACGTTTTGCAAAACGCCATTATCTTCCAGCTGTTGCACCCGGCGCTCGGTCAGACCGAGGACGACACCAAGCTCTTGGCTCGAGAGTTTTTGCGCCGCATCGAACTTAGCCGCCATATCCGAATCCGAAGCCCCTGTTTTTCAAACCCAAAAATTGTCAAACCCCGGGCTGCAGCCGCACCGCTGGAGGGCGAGAGGGCTGGGAAGGACCCGTGACGGGGGGGGGGTAGGCTTGAGGCTTGAGGCTTGAATTTACTCACGAAACGACGCCATTTGTGATGGCGCGGATTTCGTGGGCGAGGCGAGGCGGGAAGGCTGCGGCAGCGGCACGGAAGGCGGCGGCTGACTGGCCCTTGACCATTTCCTTCGGGACGTTCGGTCCGGCGATTCGCTCGATCGGGAAGCGTGCGCGGCCGGCGCGCCAGAACGCGTGCCCGCCAAGCCCTGCCGACATAAACGCGGACTTGTAGACTTTGCGGTTCCCCCACGGCGCGGCCGACACTCCGGCCTTGGTTTGGTAGGCCTTGAAGTGCTTCAGCGGGATCGGACCGCCGCGACACACAATTTCGTAGTGCAAACCGCCATAGCTCGCCCGCTTCCCGTGGATCCGGGAATAC